ACGTCAGCGAGACAATAGAGCAGGGCAACGCCTCGGCATTAGATTTCATGAAAGAAGCACAACACTATATGCCAAAGATGTTCACGCCCGAAGAAGTTATTGCACAAGCCGAGAAACTACAAACTTTTATTAACAAGAAAGATTGAAATAAAATATGCTTGATTTGATTCTAGCACTAGCTTTGTTATCAACACCAGACTTGCATTGCCTTGCTGATAACATCTACCATGAAGCCCGGGGTGAACCTTACCTCGGGCGATTGGCTGTTGGTCATGTAACTATAAATAGAGCGAAAAGTAAAAAGTTTAAAGGTGATACCATATGTGCTGTTGTTAAACGACCGAATCAATTTTCTTGGTATAAAGGTCGAATCCACAAACATAACAATATCCCTTATCAAAAAGCACTATCACTTGCTAAAGCAATTTTGGCAAGACAAACAAAAGATCCAACCAACGGCGCAACCTTCTTCAAGACTAGTCGACCCCGCAACAAATATAAGAAAATTGGTAACCATTATTTTTATTGGAAGTTTTGATTATGCATAAGATTTTTATCAGTGGACCCATGACGGGTTATGAAGACTACAATCGCCCTGCTTTTTTCCATATGGAGGATGTATTAACAAAAGCCGGATGGGATGTAGCAAATCCCGCTAATAACGGTGTTCACGAAAATCAACCTTTCTATGTACATCTCAGAGCAGATTTTAAGATGTTACTTAAATGTGACGCAATTTTCTCGTTAGATGGTTGGAAAGATAGTCCAGGCGCAACGATGGAATATCTTGTTGCCCGCAATTGTGGTATGCCCCAGCTGGATTCATTACATCACCTGGACATCGCGGCCGCGACTGATGAATACCTAATGCAACGGAATATAAATCAACCCATTCCACGACCGGTATACAATATAGATATACCCGCGATTGTGGAAAGACAAGAAGGCTCATTATATGCTAGACCCACTTAATTTTTCCAAGAACATCCAAGCCATAGTTGAAGACAAGGGGCTAGATTACATGGACGCTATTTGTTATTATTGTGAAAATAATGATATTGAGATAGAAATAGCGGCACAAATGTTAACACCCAAGATACTTGCTGGAGTTGAATCAGAAGCCAAGGGTAATCGATTACTTAAAGATAATAGGCCGCACGCACAACTACCGATATGAGCGCATGAGTACAGGCTTTAAAGCATACACAACATATCTAGCACTCAAAAGACATTTCACATCAGATTACAACTACTTTAAATACAACGGTAAAGTAAACGCAAGCGAAGCTTCGTTTATGAAAAGAAGAGACCGCTATCAATTCGAGCGATTGGAGCGTAAACACAAGGATGATATTGAAGACTTTCTTGTGGCGAACTTCATGAAGGATCCCAACGTTTGGATTGGTAATCTTTCCGAGGGCGCATATATAGAATGGAACAAAATGAAACGTGGGATGACGTATAACTTTAAACAAGACTGTTTGAAACTTGCGGACTACCTGAATGAGAAAGAACTCACGTTTAATGATCTTTTTAAAGCGAGAAGTAATGAGCATCCAATATTGTTGAAGATGACAATGACGGATTTCGTGAGTATATATAGTATGTGTGTTCTTAACATCCTAACAAACTATTTGGATTATTGGGAACGCAAGTATGAGGTTGATCCTGTTGTGCAAGAAACTGTAGATAAAATAAGAAACTATCTTGGTTTCATGAGCATAAACCGCAAGGAATATGTTTCTTTGTTACAACAGAACCTATTGACCAACATACTGGAACATGATATAATATAGGTTCATACAACGATACACAATACAACATATAAAAGGTAAAAACAAATATGTCTACATTCGCAGATATGAAGAAAGGCCGCAAGTCTCAGTACGACAAGTTGGTAGAAGAAACTAACAAGATGCAAAGCGGTGGGAAAGCAAAGGATGAAAGATTCTGGCAACCCACTGTTGATGAGGCAGGAAACGGTTCCGCTATTATTCGATTCCTTCCAGCAGTTAAAGGTGAAGACCTACCTTGGGTACGTCTTTTTTCACATGGGTTCCAGGGACCTGGTGGTTGGTACATCGAGAATTCATTAACAACTCTCGGCGCCGAAGATCCAGTTGGTGAATATAACGGTCAGCTTTGGAATAATGGTACTGAAGCAGGCAAGGAGCAGGCACGTAAACAGAAACGTCGTCTTGGTTATATTTCAAATATTCAGGTTATCAAGGATCCAAAGAATCCTTCCAATGACGGTGGTGTGTTTCTCTACAAATATGGTAAGAAAATCTTCGATAAGATTAACGATCTTATGCATCCTGAGTTTGAGGATGAGGATGCCGTAAACCCATTCGACTTCTGGGAAGGTGCTAACTTTCGTATGAAGATCCGTAATGTTGAGGGATACCGCAACTACGATAAGTGTGAGTTTGATGCTGTTTCTGTACTTCATGAAGATGATGTTGCATTAGAAGCTATTTGGAATAAGCAGTATAGTCTTGAGTCATTTGTTGCATCTGATCAATTCAAGACTTATGCTGAACTCAAGGCTAAGATGATTCGTGCACTTGGACTTAGTGATGCATCAACAGAAGATGATCATTTTTCTGAAGATGTAACTAAAACTGAGGAGCGCCTAGGCAAAAAGGATAGTGAATCTAAACGTGAAGTCGCAACAGAAACAAGTGCTGATGCAGACGAAGATGATTGGCTTAAGAATATCCAAAATGAGCTGGAGGATTAATTATGGAATTTGATGTTAATACAATGAAGGCCACAGGTACACCGGAAGAAATCGTTAAGTTTATGATGTTGGTCGAACCGCCGTCACCATTGGGTGATCGAGTTAATTCGGACGAGGACAGCCAACAGTATATGGATGAACATTGTGAAAATGCATCTACAGATGTGTTGGCATTTGATGTAGTGCCACATACTCTGAAATCAGGACCAAATAAAAATATGGTCGGCCTAAAATGGCCTTGTGGTTCATTTGTACATAATGATTGGAACTATAGGAGTCATTCAAGAAAGAAATTTCTAGATGAAGTTTATAAACTTTATGGAATTTCTAAGACAAAACGTCTATATTACAATTATTACTAATTAATGTAAGGATTCGTTGGTAGTACAGGGGAGCTTCGGCTCCCCTTTTTATTAATATTAATTAGAGCCAGTCGCCATCACCGGGTCACTTGGGGATGCCGAACCGGGCGAAGAACCCGAACGAGCAACCGGTGCTGCGTTGGTAACATATGTGTTGGTTTGATCGCCGCCTTTGACCAAAACTGTTGAATTACCAGTGCTGGCTTGTTCAGCACTTTGTTCACCTATTGCTTTGCCAGTCTTTGCTGGAGGAGGAGGTGTTCGTTCAATAACAACACTTTCCATCGTGCCTGAAGTCGCGTTAAACTTGTTATAGTTGTCTGCACCCATTAGTTTTGCTATACCCTCGGCTGCACTAGATAAACCACCAGCGGCTGGCGTAGTAATTTTCGACAGGATCCAATTATCTTTGCCAATTTCATAAATTATCTTTGCCATTGATGACAATAGGTTTGCCGCGGTGTTACCAAGTTCGGCTTTTATTGAAGCAAAGAAGTTACTAATATCAAAATTAAATACAGCCTTTATCTTTTTATCAAGCTCGGTTACTGTATCACTTAATACATCGCCAATACCACCAAGCTTAACCTTTACCCATTCTATAGCTGAAGACCACACGCTAGATATTTTTTTACTAACAAAATCCATTATATCAAATGAATCCTCTTCGCTAATTATACCAAACGATGCTATGTTTAAAAACTTTTTCTTTATCCATTCAACAGCTGAATTCCAAACTTCTGATAGTTTTCCACTAACGAATTCTGAGATATTAAACTGGTTATCATCAGCGCCCGCGATCTCGTCGTCGGTCATTGTGCTCTGATCTTGCGGAGCACCAAAATCTATTAAACCAGTAATCTTTTTCTTTATCCAATCTTTAGCTGTTGTTAAGGCGACTGATAGTTTTTCACTAATAAATTTTATTACACTAAAATTGTTATCATTTGATTCTGTATCACCTTCATCTTCATCATCGATAACAAAATTTATTAAACCAGTAATCTTTTTCTTTACCCATTTAACAGCGGAAACATAAGCACCAGATATCTTTTCGCCAATAAACTTACCTATGTCGAATGAATCACCTTCTGTTTCTGATTCTGTATCACCTTCATCACCCCCACCAAAGAAGTTCATTACACTATTAAACTTATCTTTAATCCATTTAACAGCGGAATCATAAGCCCCGGATATTGTAGCACCAATAAACTTACCTATGTCAAATACAGCGCCTTTGGCGTCGGTGGCAAAATCCATTACACCATCAAACTTACCTTTAATCCATTTAACAGCTGAATCATAAGCCCCGGATATTGTAGCACCAATAAACTTACCTATATCAAATACCCCGCCTTCTGTTTCTGTATCACCTTCATCACCTCCACCAAAGAATCCCATTACACCATCAAACTTACCTTTAATCCATGCTATAGCTGAATCATAAGCACCAGATATTGTAGCACCAATGAACTTACCTATATCAAATACTTCATCTTTAATTTCAGTGACAAAATTTATTACACCATCAAACTTACCTTTAATCCATGCTATAGCTGAATCATAAGCACCAGATATCTTTTCACCAATGAACTTACCTATATCAAATACTTCATCTTTAATTTCAGTGACAAAATTTATTACACCATCAAACTTACCTTTAATCCATGCTATAGCTGAATCATAAGCACCAGATATCTTTTCACCAATAAATTTACCTATATCAAATGAATCATCTTCACCTTCTGTTTCTGTATCACCTTCATCAAATCCATTAAAGAATCCCATTATACCATCAAACTTTTCTTTCGCCCAAGTTTTAATAGACTCCCAAACTTCTAATACTTTTTGTACACCGTCGAAAATTATTTCACCCAGAGTACCACCAACATCATTAAACCATTTTTTTACTTCTTCTTTTGATATAAGCCCAAATGAAAAGAATTCAATGAATAGACCCATGGCGTTTTGAATACCATCTTTTATCTTACCCAATAATTCTTTAGACTTTGATGATAAAAATCCGTCCACAAAGCCATAAAGCATTACAAGCAACCCAGCGATTGGTAGAAAGATTCTACCAATCAGCCCAAGAATTCTGGGCAAAAGAAATTTACCTAAACTTGCTAACCCTTTGAAAACGAATTTGAAGGCGATCTTCACCGCCATCCATAGCGGTGCGCTTATAACTTTCCAGAGCTTCTTACCTATAACTTTCCAATTGATACCAGCAAGTAACGCGCCTACCAAACCACCGGCAGCTATGTTTTTGTATGATAGATCTGGAGTGAATGCCCCTTTCTTTTTTGTTGGTGTCGTTGTTGGTGTCGTTGTTGGTGTCGTTGAACTCGGATCGTCGGCTATATCATCCTGTTCTTTCCTATATGCAAATTCGTCTTCGGAAATTTCTGCGATGTCTTTTATCGCATCAGGTATCTCCTCGGTTAGTTTGGTTAGTTTGTAAAAACTCTCACTTTCGTTTTCGGAAATTTCTGCGATGTCTTTTATCGGATCACGTATCTCCTCGGTTAGTTTGTAAAAACTCTCACTTTCGTTTTTACCAAACATCTTTGCAATAGATTCTAAATGTACATTTGAAATTTCTATTAGCTCAATAATTTTACTTAATAGAATATTGACTTCATTGTCTATAACAGGACTTTTATCAAGACCTTCAAGCCACTGACCCTCAATAGCACCATCTGATGGGCGTTCAATCATACCATTGCCAGTTGATGGACTTACAGCCATACCAGTACCAGTTGATGGGCGTAAAGCCATACCAGTACCAGTTGATGGGCGTAAAGCCATACCAGTACCCGCTGATGGGCGCTCAATCATAGTAGTTAGATTTTCAAGAACCCCAACAATTGCTGGGTTTTTATCTTCTGCTACCGACTCGAATGGTAAACTCATTGCTTATTTTTCTCTTTTTGTTCTTCGAGATGTTTTACCAACATATCAACATATAACGTTTTCTCAAACGGCATCATGTTCTCTATTTCAGTTAAACTATATTTATGATATTGCATTAAAGAGAAATTCAACTGGTAGTGATTAGCAAGGCTATCATGAGATAGCCCTAAGAAAAAAAATCTCGCAAACCACTAAGTTTCTTTTCAACCTCCTTACCACAACTACACTTGTATTTAACCATATGTGTTAATGCTGGCATGTTATTAAAGTGATTTACAAGTGTTTCAAATCTTTCGTTTGTGAATCGCTCAATGAAGTCCTTAATCTCTTCGAGAGTGAAATCATCGTATACGTCATCTCCATCAAAGACAGTCTCGATTGAATTGTATAACAAATTGAAAAACTTATTTGAATCTGTCCCACCAACATCATTTATATTTTTCAATAGACTATGACTAAGATTTTTAAACTTGACACCCAATGTGTCACTCAACATAATATAATCCTTTCTATCAAGATTATCAACTTTAATCTCATCAATGTCGATCTCAACAGCTGTTCTATTGTCACAATCTTCATGTGACAAATTGATTTCAATGATGTTGTTTACGGACTTACCTCTAATTTGTAGAAATAAGTACTCAATGTCATATGATGTTAGTTCATCAATAGACTCTAACTCTTCTACACAACATGTAATCAAGTTCTCAACGGCATCAGAAATATCAGCCTCATCACCTGACTCAAGCGCAAACAATAATACCTTTTCTTCCTTAACTAGGAATGGTCTAAACTTAAGTTCAAGACCAGTGGATGGTTGTGTACACCTAAACGTAGGTATATCAATAATTGGTAATGCCATTCTCTCACCTCAATGTTATGTTAAATTAACCAACGGCCGTTGCTAGAACCAATGGCTCAATCTCGTATAATATCTTTTTCGTAGAAGTATCTATATGACCACGAAACACTAAAACTAGCGTGTTCAGATGTACCCCAATCATATTGAATATCGCCAATATTATTTGGATACGCTTCTTCTAATACAACAGTCTTCGTTACTTTACCTGTTTCATCAAATACATCTATTTCAACTCTTGAAATATAATTAGAATAATAACCTTGGTCAAACATTGTAGTTGTATAACCAACTTGCTTTCTGTGATTTCCAATGATTATGTCTTGCCAATCCAAAAAGAAATCTCTTTCTTTATGCCTTGAACTACATATTACTTGCATTTGTACATCTGTATAACTGCCAGCACCTCCTATCTTTTGCTCAGGACCATATGTAAAATACTCCAGGGCCCTTACCGAGCGACCCGGGAGAGTAGCACTTTTGATTCGATATGATAACCACTCAGCAATATCATATCGAGTGCCTAGCATACCTTTCGGTTGACCCACTCTTATAAGGAAATGAGATAGATTGGAAAATCCATCTGAACTAAGCTCCGCCCCGAATTTTGTTATATTAAACGACATATGTTGTTTTCTCTGGTATAAATATCTTACACTATTATGTTTTAGGTATTTATAATGGCAAGATACAAGCAAGGTAAGTACAAGCCTAAAAACTTAAATAAATACAAAGGTGATCCAACACAGGTGCAATACAGATCTGGTTGGGAGCTCGTTTTCATGAAATGGTGTGATTCAAAGTCTACGGTATTAGAATGGAGTAGTGAATGTATTGTAGTACCGTATAAGAGTCCAATTGATGGCAGATATCATAGATACTTTGTTGACTTCTTCATTAAAGTGAAAACGAAAGATGGTGGGACCGAACGTTGGCTTGTAGAGATTAAACCTAAAGGACAAACGAAACCACCTAAAGTACAAAAACGTAAGACTAAGAGATATATTAACGAGGTCGCGACTTGGGGTGTTAACGAACAGAAATGGCTAGCGGCTAGAAATTGGTGTCAAGATAGAGGATATAAGTTTAAGATTATCACCGAAGACGATCTTAACCTGTAATTACATATGCCAGCAACAACATTTGAAAAAATCCTAGCCGCGGCTAGAAATTCAGGAAAACAACCTGGTCCAGCGGCGTCTGATTGGTTTCGGACCGTGGCGCGTAACACCAGATTAACACCAGAGAAATTGATGCAGGACCAGAAAGCCGCGCTTGTTACTGATGTACAACCTGGTTCTATGTACGCATTTTTCTATGATCCTAAACACAAAAAGACTCTACCATACTATGATACATTCCCTTTAATATTCCCAATTGGTCCCGCGGATGG